ATAATAGCCCAATACCTTATACAATAGGATTCGAAAAACTTTTTGATCAACTAGATGAGTTTATTCATCATAGTAAAAAATTACCTTCATATCCACCTTATAACATAAAGAGAAATGGAGATAAATTCACTATTGAAATGGCACTCGCTGGCTTTTCTAAAGATGATATTGAAGTCACTGTTACCGAAGATATGTTAACAGTCTCTTCTAATAAAGAAAATTCTAAAAAGGATGAGCTATACAAAGGTATATCTGATAGGAAATTCACTCGTAATTTTTCTATGGCAGATGATATAGTCGTTAAAGATGTTAAATTAAAGGACGGCTTATTAACTATTGAATTAGAGAGAGAAATTCCTGAAGAGAAAAAACCAAGGAAAATAAAGATTGGATAAATATAAACAGACAGCCGAGAAGAGGCTGGGAAATAAAAAGTCTTATGGTCATCATAAAGTCCACCCTGAAGAGTTAGCAAGGCAAGCCCATGTCAAGGGACACTTTGCATCTCAAGAAAGGGAGGACTTCTTTGATGAGGTATATGGCGAAGTATTAGTCGATTACTTTTTAGAGTGGTTAAAGACTGATTCACATGAAACAAAAACTCGTGAGTTCCTCTACAGTTCTGCTATGGCACTAGGTAGTGTCAAAGAGAAAATGATAAACTTCGAGATGTATGGTAAGAATATACCACACCTACAGGAGGACAATAATGTATGAAATTAATTATAACCAATTAATCCAAAACTATGATCAAATGATAAACACTCTTGAGTATGACTCAATGAGAAGTGGAGGTAAAGCAAAGCTTAATGCCGAAACACTACATCATTTATATGCTATGAAAGAGAAGTATGAATCAAATATGATCAAACCTGCTAAGAAGGAGGTAAAGAAGAATGGATAAAAATACCGAAGCAACAATAGGCTCTACCCAGTCGGATGACTCTATAGCAACGGATAGTCGAACAGAAGAACAAATGCTGGCTGACATTATGGCGAACTCCGAGTTCACTGAATCTCTACCCAATGAGCAAGACGTTCCTGAGTTAGACACGGAAGAGCCTGTTGAAGAAGACCCAGAGACAGAGGAAGCCGAAACTGAAGAAGTTGAAGAAGAAGTTGAGACAGAAGAAGAGGAAGCTACAGATGAGGATGATGCGTCTACCCAAGAAGCTGAAGTGTACACTCCTGATGACTTAGACTTAGATGCTAAAGTCGCCATTAAAATAGATGGTGAAGAAACTGAAGTATCTTTTAGTGATCTTATTAAAGGTTATTCTACTGAACAACATCTTTCTAATGAGGGTCGAAAACTTGGCGATGCAAGAAAACAACTTGATGAAGAGTATGAAAAGAAGTTTAAAGAAATAAATGATCTTGGACAAGCTTCTTCAGCAGTGTTGTATCGAGAAGAACAAGCCTTGGCAAAAGAATATCATGACATCGAGTCTCAAATCGAACAAGCTAGAAAAGATGGTGATACCTATGAAGTCAACGAATTAAAAGATAAGCGAGAACAAGCACAAAAGAACTATTGGAATGCTAGAAATAACAGAGAACAATTAGTTAAGCAAGTTCAAGCACAGGTTGAAGAACAGAATACTAAACAATGGAATGCACAATTAGAGCATTTTAATAAAACTATTCCAGAAATGATACCTGATTTTAATGAAAAGACTGCTACAGCAATAAGAGAATTTGCTACAGCCGAAGGTATACAACCAGAAGTACTAGACTCCATAACCGATCCCGTGATAGTGAAGTTTGTAGATGACTACAGACGACTTAAACAAGGAGTAACTAAAGGCAGTGCTAAAAGAAAAGCATCTGTCGTTAAGAAAGCTCCTGTTAGAAAAGCTAAAACTAAATCTCAAAAAGAGGTAGATCAAGAGACAAGAATAAGACAAAGAGCTTTTGCTGAAGATTCTTCTAACGAAGATCAAATGGCGTTTCTTCGAGGACTTGCGGAAAAATCATTAAACTATTAATACCTCGGAGGGTATAAACAAATGGCTACATTAGGCGTAAGAGCCTCTGGCGGACCACAAGGTCCAAGGAGAATTACCGATGCAAACGTCTCTCAAAGAGAAGACCATGCAAATTTTATTACGATGATAACAAGAGATGAAACTCCTTTTATGTCATCAATCGGAAGTGCGAAAGCAACTGCTATTTATCACGAATGGCAAACAGACAAACTAGAAGTTCCAGGAAACTCAACCATCGGAGAAGGTACAGACTATCTAGAGCCTTCATCATCTGGTGGTGGTGGAGTTGGTACTGACGGTGCTTTCTTTAACAAGTCAGGTCCAAACAGAACCAGACTAGGTAACTACACACAAATCAATGGTAAAACTATTGCTGTGTCAGGAACTAGAAGAGCTGTGGATCAAGCTGGTGTTGCAGATGAATACGCATATCAGTTAAAGAAAAGAGGCACAGAGCTAAGAAGAGACGTTGAGCATGATATGATTCATTCTTTTAACGTATCAGCTGCTGTTGGTCCTCAAAACGGAGCTGCAAGAACTGCAGGTGGATACCAAGCTTTTATCAACAGCACAGCCACTGTGAACTATGTTGGTGAGTGGGCTGCTCCAGCTACTGCTGGTGATGGTACAGGTAGGATCAGATCTTCCTTAACAACCGCTGCTGCACCTGCAACTGGTTCTTTATCACTTTCAGAAATTGATTCTGTAATGGAAAAGATTTACTCCGAAGGCGGAAAAGCAACTAAGATTATGATATCACCAAAGTTAAGAAGAGATTTCTCAGACTTAATGATCAGTGATACTGGTGTTGTAAGAAATATAGATGAGAAAGGAAAGCTAAGACAGTCAGTAGACGTATACATGTCAGACTTTGGCGATCTAATGGTTGTACCTAACTACATCATGGGATTAACAAATAATGTTCAGTTCCAAAACTCAAACGGTACT